TTATTTTTCTGCATTTGAAATAAAAAGTGCTACCCTCTGTTTATGCCCAACCCAGCGACCCCAATCGAACAGAAGCGACTGACTGGAAACCCAGGTCAACGCAAATTGCCTGACCCTGAGCAGGTGATGGCTGTAACTGGCGGTTATCGTGAGCCACACAGGGAAATCGGCCCTGCCGGACGCATGCTGTGGGACAGGGTTTACCAAATGGGCAAGACATGGGTGGCTGAAACAGATGTGGAGCTGCTGCTGCTCACTTGTAAACAACTTGATCGACAGATTGACCTAGAAAGAATCTGGCAAGAAGACCAAACTGACTTTCACATCATGCGACAACTGTTAGAGCTGGAGAAGGCTATTGTTGCCAACCTCGGATTGCTAGGCATGACTGTTGACTCAAGAGCAAGACTTGGGCTGGCTGAGATAAAGGCACAGACCGCTTATGAGAAGTTGATGTCCGAAAGAGCTCAATGATTGCCCCCGCATGGCTAACGCCCGTGCCAGAAGACGCAATTGAGCGAGGCGATGGGGACTTCTTGATTCGCTTTGCTGATGCATTTGGCACGATTACAAAGGATTCGGTCGCCGGAAAGTCTGGTGAGCGATTGATTCTGCGTGAATGGCAGAAGGAGCTGTTGAAGCAGGTCTTTGCCCGAGACGAAGACGGCGGGCTGCGTCATCGCATTTCACTTATAGGCATGCCCCGCAAATCAGGTAAGTCGGCTCTCGGATCTATCATTGCTGCCTTTGGTCTAATGGACATCAAGACGCAAGGTGCTGAGATTTATTCAGTCGCAGCAGACCGCAACCAGGCTCGTATTGTTTTCGAAGATACCAAGCGGATGATTCAAAACTGTGAGCTAAAAGACCATGTGAAGATTTACCGTGACGCAATCCTCGTTCCGGCGACTAACAATGTCTATCGAGTGCTGTCGGCAGATGCCCCCAGACATGAAGGCCTGTCCCCTACGATGGTTCTGTTCGATGAGCTCCATGCCCAGCCCAATCGTCAGTTGTTTGATGTTATGTCACTTGCCCAAGGAGCCCGTGGCAAGGCAGCAACGATGATTGCCATAACCACGGCGGGTGTAAAAACTGAGACCAACTCAGGTAAAGACACAATCGCCTATGAGCTTTACCAATACGGACAAAAAATTATCAGAGGTGAAACAAAAGACCCTACCTTCTTCATGGCATGGTGGGAGGCACCTGCTGAGGCAGATCACCGCAAAGAAAGCACCTGGAAGCTCGCAAACCCAGGTTATGACGACATTTGTGCCAAATCTGACTTCGAAAGTGCTGTTTTACGCACCCCAGAGTCGGAATTTCGCACTAAACGCTGTAATCAATGGGTTTCTAGCCAATCTGCATGGCTTCCGACTGGTGCATGGGACAAATTAGGCTCAGATTTCGAGATTTCACCCGATGAGGACTATGTTTTGGGCTTTGACGGCTCTTATGCCTCAGATTCGACTGCTTTGTGCGTCTGCACCATCCCAAAAGACGATGAAAAGCCAAAAGTGAAGCTAATTCGCACCTGGGAGAAGAATTTTGGTGTTGATGACGACTCTTGGAGGGTTCCGATGGAGGAAGTGAAGCAAGAAATCATCAATTACACCCAAAAATACCCAAAAGTCCGTGAAATTGCTTGTGATCCGTATAGATGGGCATCAATGATGCAAGAATTGCAAGAGTTAGGACTTCCGATTGTTGAATACAAGACAAATTTGCTCAATTTGATGATTCCGGCAACTCAAAAGGTGTTTGATGCCGTGATGGAAGAGACTTTGATACACGATGGCAACCCAGCACTATCAAGACACATTGATAACTGCGTAATCAAGACTGATCACCGTGGTCAAAGAGTTACAAAAGAACATGCAAACTCAAAAAAGAAGATTGACAACGCTATCGCTTTCATTATTGCCTACGACAGAGCAACAGTAGGTAGAATGGAAGAGGTAGTGCCACAAGTATTTGTTTAGGCGGTTATGTTAGCGACTATTTTGCAAATTGTAGGTGCTCTGCTGGTTACCATCGGCGTATCTGCTATGTATCTACCAGCGGGACTGATTGTTGGTGGTGCTGCGACCATTTTATTCGGTTTAGCGATGGAGCGGGGCAATGCTCAGTAATTTGTTTGAGAAGCGGGCAATCTCGTTTCAGACCATCTGGGGTTCTGGTGATTTTCTAGAATCAACCAGCAACGCAGGTGTGAGGATTGATTCTAAGACCTCCTTGCAAATCAATGCGGTCTTCTCCGCTGTATCTCTTATCAGCGACACCATTTCTACCCTTCCGGTTGACGCATACATCCGCCGAGACGGTGCTAGGTATGCTTTCCGCCCACGACCACAATGGGTGACCAAGCCAGATGTCGACACAACCAAAGAAGCTTTCTATGGTGCCGTGATTGTGTCCTTGCTTCTTGATGGCAATGCATTTATCAGAATTTACTCCAATCGTCAGGGCGAGATTGTCAACATGACAGTTCTGAACCCGCTAGATGTAGAAATCAAGCGAAACGGTCTTGGGCAGGTTGGATTCATCATTGAGGGCGAGAAGAAGATGCTCAGCTCTGATGAGATTGTCTTTATTCCTGACATGGTTCGCCCAGGTCACTTGCGAGGAGTATCTCGTGTTGAGGCACTAAAGGAAAACCTTGGTCTTGCCAAGGCTCTTGAGAACTACGCAGCACGATTCTTTGGCTCTGGCACTCAGACTTCTGGCGTTATTGAGGTTCAAGGCAACTTGACCGCTGATCAAGCTAAGTCAATGCAGGAATCCTTTGATTCACGCCACAAGGGTTGGAGCAAGGCCCACAAGACCGCAATTCTTTCTGGCGGAGCACAATACAAGCCAACCAATGTCCCTAATGACCAAGCTCAGTTCCTAGACAGCCGCCGAATGGCTGTTGAGGATGTAGCAAGGGCCTTCAACATCCCGCCACACCTTCTAGGTCTACCAGGCACAAACTCTTACGCTTCGGTTGAGCAAAACAACCTTGCATGGGTCACACATTGCCTTCGCCCAATTGTTCAGAAGATGGAGGGTGCTTTATCACCTCTCATGGCACGGGTTCCTGGCGGTGAGAGTGCGTTCATCAAGTTCAACCTAGACGGTCTACTCCGAGCAGACATCAACTCCCGCATGAGTGCCTTCTCTACGGGTCTACAAGCAGGTTTCCTGACCATCAACGATGTCAGGAGGCTAGAAGACCTTACGCCGATTATGGATGCCTCAGCAGACACCGTGCGGGTTCCTCTGGCTAATGTCAATGTCGAAGCGGCAGACCTTTCAGCACAAACAGAGCGTGTAGACATGGCTCAACAGTTGATTCAAGTTGGTTTTGATCCTGCTGATGTTCTCGAGAAGCTCGGACTACCTGCAATGATTCACACAGGAATGCCAAGCGTTCAGTTGCAAAATGCTGGACAAAGCGAAGATCCGCAGGCAGTAAAAGATGCTTATGGAGTTAGTGAGTAATGTCAATTTATTCGGCTCAACATACTCTAGGGACTGCTGGCGTAGTTGTGGTGCCGCCATCTACACAACCACAAGAAGTTCACTTGCATAACATGACAAAAAGTAGCAATGAATACATACACATTGGTAATTCTGATGTCAGCTTGACAAATAGCATTCACATTGATCCAGGCGAAAGCGTAATTCTGAATTTGATGCCTAGTCAATCGCTTTACGGAATTAGCGACCCTAGTGGCTTGGTGTTAGGCGTATTAGCTATAAGGAAATACCAATAATGCCGTATTACATCACAGACAAATCGCCAGAGTGCTCAAGCTGGGCAGTCGTCAAAGAAGACGGCGAGGTCATGGCTTGCCACAACACCAAGCAAGAAGCTATCGATCAGATGCTCGCTATCTCATTAGCGGAAGACATTGAACCAGGCGGGGAAAGAGCACTTGCCGGAAGCCTGTCCGTAGGTGACTTTGTTTCATGGAATAGTTCTGGTGGGAGAGCTAGAGGGCAAATCAAAGAGATTGTTACCGATGGTTCGGTCAACCCGCCAAACACATCTATCAGCATCAATGGCAC